GAAGGCCGTATTGCTGACGCCGGTAACAACACACCCGTTGGCACAACACAGGCGTTGATTGAGCAGGGCTCAAAGGTGTTCTCAAGCATCCACGCACGACTGCACCGCAGTCAGGCTAAGAGCTTGCAAGTCTTGTCCCGTATCAACCACTGGTACTTGGAAGACATGGACAACCAGTCCGGTGCCGAGATCGCTGTAGAAGACTTTGAAGACAACTCAGACGTCAGCCCGATCTCCGACCCTAACATCTTCAGCGAAACACAGCGTTTGACCCAAGCGCAAATGGTGTTGCAGTTGTCTGAAAAAGCGCCTCAGTTGTACAACCAACGTGAAGCACACATGCGTGTGCTGAAGTTGATGAAGGTGCCTGACATTGAGAAGGTCATGCCTAACCCACAGGGCTCGGTTGAGAGTAACCCCGCACTGGAGAACGTGCAGATGACCATGGGCCATCCAGCGGCCGCGTTCCCTGATCAAAGTCACATTGACCACTTGAAGGTTCACTTGGCTTACATGATGGACCCAGCGTACGGTGGCAACCCATTGATTGCAACCAGTATCACGCCGTTGATGTTAGAGCACATCAAGCAACACTTGACATTGCACTACCTGCAATCAATGCGCAACTATGTATCGCACGCCGCTGGTGGCGAGGACGCGTTCAAGTTGAACGAAGAGCGCAAGCTGGACTTGGCCGCCCAAGAGGCGTTGGCCATGGCCGCGCAGTTGGTCAACCAAGACGCAGAAAAAACATTCAAGGGTATCAACCCTATCTTGCAACAGTTGATGCAACAAATGCAACAAAACAAAGAGTCTCAGGTCAAGGCCGCCGCAATGGCAGACCCCACGTCTCAGGCCTTGGTGCAAACTCAAATGGCAGAAACAAAGCGCAAAACAGAAGAGGCGCAAGCCAAGTTTCAGTTGGAGCGCGAAAAGTTGCAAGCGGAAGTGGCAGACAAGGTGCGCGACATGCAGGCCAAGGTGGCAGAGATTCAGGCCAAACTTGGACTGGAGCAAGAGTTGGCAAGTCAAGACAACGCGGCCAAAGTGGCTATTGCAGACATCAACAACGCCTCCAAAGAGCGTGTGGCAATGATCTCATCGCAACAGGCGTTGAGCACACAACAGATTCAACAGCAACATTCACAAGAAATGACTGCGTTGGAAGCAGAAAGTCAAGCGTATGCAGATTTGCGTAAGCATGGACTGGATCAAGCAAATGCAGAACAGCAACGTGCACACGAAGCGGCAATGCAAGCGCAACAACAATTGATGCAAGCTCAACAGCAAGCACAACAACCTCAACCCCCAGTAGGAGCACAATAATGGCAACACAAAACGAAGACATGGGTTTTCGCAAGAATTACAAGATTACCGGTAAACCCGGTTATGCAGGCGGCCCCGGCTCTCCTGTAGAAAAAGGACCCTCTGGTTCGGCACGCGCACCCGCCGCTCCCTTGTACCAAGTTCCGCCCGTAAATAGTCGCGGTCTGAAAAAATAATTTAGGGCACAAATACATACTTTTGTGTGTATTTAGTTATAAGGAGGGTTTTTGATGAAAGACCCGTTATATACATCGATTTTCAGAATCAAAGAAGCCGTTCAGTTTTTACAGATCGGCGTTTTGAATGGGGTCGATAGCTGGGATAGATACAACCAGCTTGTAGGGAGAGGCCGAGGTCTGGAAGAGGCCTTGGAAATTATTAACAGTGTCCTGCAAGAGGACGAGGAATCTGACAATGACAGAGAGTAAGTACCAAGTGGATGGTCGGAGTGAGTCCGACTGTTTTCCGGCAGTTAATCCGGGAATTAAACTTAAAGGCAACCGAATCGTAGTTCAACTGCGAAAAGCCAAAGACGTTTCAAAAGGTGGCATCATTTTAGTTAGTGATACAAAAGCCACTGAAAAATGGAACGAGGTGATTGCAAAGGTGGTAGCAGTAGGCCCCTTGGCATACAGAGATCTTAATACGCTTGAGACATGGCCAGAAGGCGCGTGGGTAGAAGTAGGAGATCTTGTTCGTGTAATCAAGTACGGCGGTGACCGCTGGGCAGTACCACACGGCGACGGCGAGGTTGTATTTATCATTTTGCAGGACCGCGAGGTTATTTGTGCAATTGATAATTTTGAAACCGCGAGGACTATGTTCCCCGCATTTGTTGAATAAGGGATTTCGTTATGAAATCAGTGCAAAAAGCAGAAATGCAAGCTGGCGAAGACATCGCCATTAAAGAACGTGATGATGGTAGCGCTTTGGCGGCCATGGACGATCATGTAGACCCTTTTGAGGGTTCAGAAGATGACACAACATCGTCAGATGACGATGGTGACGCACAAAGCTTTGCCGAAGGTGGTGAGGTTGAGGGTGACACAGAAGAAGACAGAGAGGCCCTTCGAGCCGCGCGTCGTGAAGAGCGACGCCTAAAGAAGGACCTGACAAAGCAACGCGAAGTAAGCGCAAAGCATAAGATCAGTTCACTGGAACGCCGCAACGAGACCCTTGAGCGCCGATTGGCCCAAGTGGAAAACGCCGCAGTAGGATTCCAGTTTGCTCAGATCGACAGACTGTTGGAAGACGAGTCTACGCGCGTTGAGTATGCGAAGATGAAGGCAACGCAGGCCGCGCAAGCAGGCAACGTGGCCGAGCAAATGGAATACATGGAGCAGTTTCACAACGCCAAAACAAAATTGGCGCAGGTGCAAATGCTTAAACAGCGTCAGTTGGAGGAGGCTAAACAGCCCCGAAACAACGTGCCAAACCCTGCAACTGAGACAGTTCAGGAAAACGCAACGCAGTGGTTACATTCAAACCGTTGGTATGATCCAAGCGGTAAAGATACAGACAGCCGCATTGCCAAAGTAGTTGACAATGCGCTGGCAAGCGAAGGTTGGGATCCAGCAGACCCAGAGTACTGGGAAGAGTTGGACAATCGATTGAAAGAACGTTTACCCCATCGGTACACGGGCAAAACAGGCGGAGACCGTAACCGCCGTAGCGGAACCTCTAGTGGTCGCACAGATGTGAGTGGTAGTGCTGTAAAGAATACCTTCACACTGAGCCGAGACCGCGTGCAGGCGCTTAAAGACGCAGGAATGTGGGATGACCCTTCCAAGCGTGCTAAAGCAATCCGAAGCTACGCAGATTTTGACCGTAAGAACCGAGTAACCAAATAAGGGGTAGAACATGACTAACAATCGAATTACACGAGATTTAGATGAGCGCCTGCAAGGGCGCGTAGAAGAAATCAAGGCGAGGAACGAAGTGTCTTCGCCAGATGAAGCAGTGAAACGTGAAAGGCTGGAGGCTTTTCGGGACAAATGGTCCAACAATGCACTGCCGGACGTGCCGGGCGGGTTAGTGCCCGGTATGCACCTCTGCTGGCTGTCAACGACAAACCAGTATGATTCAATCGACAAACGCATCGCGTTGGGTTATGAGCCAGTGAAAGCCGCCGACTTAGGAAAAGGCTTTGAACACTTAGGCAAAATGAGCTCGGGCAAGTTTGAAGGTTGTATATCTTGTAATGAGATGATCTTATTTAAGATCCCGGAAGACATTTATCAGGAAGTGGCAAAAATGCTTCACCACGATGATCCTTTGGAACACCAGCGCAACATTACGTCGCAGGTTCGTTCTCAAGCTGAAGGTGGTAAAGGTGGACGCTCCATTCTGGAAGGTGGCCTCTTGGAAATGGAAAAAGATGCACATAGAGCCGCACATAACTTGCGGTTTAGTTAAAACAACTTAAGGAACCAAAACAATGAGTGCAACTTACACTCCCTTTGGCCTGAAGCCCGTTTATCATCCTAGCGGCATTATCCGTTCATTAAACTTCACCGGTGCCTATGACACCGCGGCAGTGTTTTACAGCGGTACCCCTGTCTCTTTTGATGAAGCAACGACTGCAGGCACCTCTACTCTCGTAGTAGCAAGCAACACCCCCACAGCAGGCATGCGTTTAGCAGGCGTGTTTGGTGGCGTTGAGTACACCGACGCCTCTGGCCGTCGTACCGTCAGCAAATGGTTTGGCCCCGCTTTGGGTACTGCCACTGACGTCGTAATGTGGATTTTCATGGACCCCGAAATTGTGTATGAGATTCAAGCCAATGGCTCTCTCGCCAACACAAAAGTGGGCCAAGAATTTAACTTCACAGCAGTGACATCTGGTCAAATCATCGGCAACGGTGGTCTGGGCACTTCAACTGCCGCGTTGGTAACCACAGATGTGGCTGTAGGCACACAAGCACAATTGCAAGTTACCGGCCTTGGCCGTGAAATTGACAATGCTTGGGGCGATACATACACGATTGTAACTGTCAAGCTCGCTAACGATGCGTTCGTTGCCGCTAACGTCGAATAACTAAAGAAAGGAAGTAGCACATGGCAACCCCAATGCGCAGTACGGACTTTAGAGCGGTAGTCGAACCTATCCTCAATGAAGTCTTTGATGGTGTATACCAAC